ATCTCTGAGATTTTCATTCATTTGTATCAATCTCTATTGAGAGAAAAGATTTCAGATGAAAAGTCGATTATTAAATGCTTCAAGAACTCCCTCTGTTTTCATGTTAGTATTTCCCTTGATCAAGATGAACTCCCTCAGGGAGCTCGGATTGATCTTGTCCCTCACCAATTCAAACCATTCTTCCGAAAGATGGAGAAAGAAAAAGAAGTAAATTTCTTTTTCTCTCTTCTTCAATCGAAAGTCTTGTGTGAAGAAGTTCCTGAGAGTTTTGTACAAGATACGTTAGAAACGCATCGTATACAACTATCATCGGAACATCCTGGTGTTACAGAATCCGCACTCCAAGATCTCTACAAGAGAGGTCAGGAGTTTGGAAAAATTGTAAGGAAATACTATAAACCATTGAAAGGTTTTCTCCCGACAAACAAAGCTACTTGTCACTTTCCCCGAGATCGAGGAGGAGTGAAAGGTGACTTGGTTTTTCACGAACGGTTACAAAACGGAATATGTGGATCTGATCCACATGATCGAATGGAACCTTTCGTTGTCGGTCTTTTTGGACAGCCGGGACAAGGAAAAAGTTCTATGATTCCAAGAATCATTAGTATCTTTCGTTCCTTGTTCCCTAATCTTCCTCTAAAAGACCTGACATATGAGAGAACCTGTAATGTTGAATTCTGGGATGGTTATCGTAACCAACCCATAGTAATTTTGGATGACATTGGACAAAAATTATCGGGAACAGATATATCAGAATTTCAAACTCTGGTATCCTGTAATCCTTATATTCTTCCAATGGCTAATCTTGAGGATAAGGGACAGTATTTCAATAGTCCCATTATCATCTTAACTTCAAACTTAAAATACGGTTCAAAGTTGAGAGATATTTATCCCGAATCAAGTCGAATCTTGGATGATGCTTCTTTCTGGAGAAGAATTCATATGCCACTTTATTGTGAGTCACATAAATTCTACTCTCTTAAGGAAGAACCATGTTGGGTTCGATCCGAAAATTTACTATTCAATTCAATGATTCAAGAGAAAATCGGAAAAAGACATTGTCAATCTCAATCTTCTGTTATGCGAACAGGATCGGCCTACTTTCAAGTAGTTCCCGAAATGATCGCAAAACATGGTACCTGGGAGGCTTGGCAACAGAATATCTGGAAAGATATTTCTATTGATTCGGCTACCTTTGCACAAGATTTGATATCGAAATTCAAATTCCGTTCTCGATTTCATGAAAACATACAAAAATACTGGACACAAACAATTGCAACAACATCAGATGATACCCGAACTCAAATTGGGAGAGAATTTTATTTAAAAGAAGTAAATCCTTTTCTTCCAAAGAGTCTGGGAAAATCTATGATGAAGCAATCTGATTCTAATACCTTCAAATTGGAATTTGAGGCCTATCCACCTGAAGGTCCTTTACCTGTTCGAGTTGAACCCATACGGGAACCTCTTAAAGTAAGGACTATAACAGCTGGAATCGGCGACACATTCTGTTTGAAGCCCTTCCAACACGCAATGTGGCAGGCACTTGGGGAAGAACCCCAGTTTTGCCTTACACATGGTACAAATCGCCTAGATCTAGCCATCCAACGGATTTACTCGGAGAGTGAATCTGATGATGTCTGGATTTCAGGAGATTATACCGCTGCAACTGATAGTTTCTCAATTGAAGCATCGGAAGCATTGTTGAAAGGTATATTAGAATCGATTGATCACGAACCCACTCGAAGATGGGCATTGAAAGAAATTTCTCCACATTTACTGATCTATCCAAAGAGTTCAGGCCTTTCGCCTGTACTCCAGAAGTCGGGTCAGTTAATGGGTTCTCTTCTTTCATTTCCTCTTCTTTGTTTATTGAACGATTGTACAGCTCGTTCCATCGGAC